ATGTTCACTAAAATAAGCTACTTTATTAAGCCACGAGCTAAACTTACATATTGGCTTGCTGACGAAGAAGTAGTAGTATATGTAAGTGACTTTCAACAAAAAGATAAATTCAAATTGATATTCAAAGAATTGGAAACGGGTAGATTAGTAATGGTCAATAGTGGAAATGCTATTAATTATAGGTTAGAAGAACTACAACCATCAGATAAAATTGAACGCACCTTAGTAGAACAGAATCAACGCTACTGATGTTCTCAGGTCGTCCCGAACAAAAGATTCTCGATTGGCGAGATTTTAGAGGAAATCTACATGTCTGGCCAGATTCGATATTTACAGTAGCTGAAAAGTGGGCTAAAGCTCCACTAAGCAATATCTATCTAGCATATGATCATATTGAACAATGGCCAGATGCATGGTCATTGTTAAATGATGGCATATATTGTAATATATCTGTTGCATTAGGTATGTTTTATACGTTATACTACTCTAAATATGAACACAAAGATTTGATGAAAATTGAATGTTATAAACTGACAGACAAACATCAAATACTTAATTTAGTCAATTTAGAGGATGGGAAATATATGCTTAATTGGAGTGTAGGAGAGGCAGTAAATATCCTATCGCTCGGAGCATTACCAGATCCGATGTATACTGTTACTGCACAAGATTTACCAATTAAAAATTAAAAAGGCATAGTCAATGAACTTTAATCGCACAATGGTCATTAAAAGAGATGGCCGCAAAGAACTATTAGATATTGAAAAACTTCATCAAGTTATCTTTTGGGCTACTGAAGGTGTTAAAAATGTTAGCGTAAGTGAATTAGAACTGCGTAGTCAAATTCAATTTTATGATAATATTAAGACTACTGACATCCAGGAAACAATGATCAAAGCTGCTGCTGATCTTATCAGTGAAGATAATCCCAACTATCAGTATGTTGCTGGTCGTTTAGTAAACTATCATATCCGTAAGCAGGTTTATGGCGATTATCAGCCATGGCATATCTATGATCTAATTAAAAAGAACGTTGCTGCTGGCTTTTACGATTTGGAACTGTTAACTGACTATACTGAAGACGAATGGAATAAGATCAACAGCTTTATAGATCACGAAAGAGATATGAGCTTAACTTATGTTGCAATGGAGCAACTACGTGGCAAATATCTAGTGCAGAACCGAGTAACTGGGCAGATCATGGAAACACCTCAGGTGTTATACGCTTTGGTCGCAGCGGTTCTGTTTTCTAAATACGACAAGTCAACACGCCTTAACTGGGTCAAAGATTATTATGAGTGTATTAGCAAGCATGACATCAGCCTACCTACACCTATCATGGCTGGGCTACGTACACCGCAACGCCAGTTTAGTAGCTGTGTGCTTATCGAAACAGATGACTCATTAGATTCAATCAATGCAACAACATCAGCTATTGTAAAGTACGTTAGTCAGAAAGCTGGCATTGGTATTGGTGCAGGTCGTATCCGCGCCATTGGTTCGCCCGTGCGTAATGGTGATACCAGCCATACCGGCGTTGTCCCATTCTATAAGTTGTTTCAGGCTGCTGTTCGTAGCTGTAGTCAAGGTGGTGTCCGTAATGGTGCGGCTACACTATACTATCCACTTTGGCATTTGGAAGTAGAAGACCTCCTTGTGTTGAAGAACAACAAGGGAACTGAAGACACCCGTGTCCGTCATATGGACTATGGTGTACAGTTTAATAAGGTGATGTATGAAAGGTTACTTGCGGGATCAACTATTACTCTTTTTAGCCCTAATGATGTTCCTGACCTTTATGACGCTTTTTATAGTGATACCAATACATTTAGGGACCTCTATGAAAAGTACGAGCGTAATACAAAGCTCAGAAAAAAGGTAGTCCCTGCAATTGACTTATTCTCAGCATTTATGACTGAGCGTAAGGATACTGGTCGTGTTTATCTTATGAATGTTGATAACACAAACAGCCATGGTGCATTTATTGAAAGTATTGCCCCAATCAAGCAGAGCAATCTATGCTGTGAGATTGCATTGCCTACCAAGCCACTTACACATCTACATGATGGTGCGTCCAGAAAAAAAATTCGTGTTCCAAAAGAAAAATATCAAGAGTTCTTGAAATATAAAAAAGAATCCAAAAACCTATTATATCTTAATAAAGAAAGATTTAATGGCAGTAAAAGTGCAAAGAGTGATAAATAATATATCGGGAGATATATTATGAAATATGGATTTATATATATGTGGATTTCTAAAAGTGATAACAAGAAATACATTGGTTCGCATTATGGTAAATTGACTGACGGGTATGTTAGTTCAAGCAATTACTTTAATGAAATATATAATAACAATCCAGAAAACTTTGAAAGAAAAATATTGACTATTGAACTGTCACGAGAAGAGGCATTGAAAAAAGAACAACTGCTTCTTTGCGATATTGATGCAGCCAGCTCTTCTGAATATTATAATTTACATAATTATTCTGGCATGGGTTGGAGTCATCACGATAATCCAGAACTTGCTAAAATATACTATGAAAGAATATCGGCGGCAAGAAAAGGTAAACCATCGCCACATAAAGGAAAATCTTTATGGACCGAGAATAATAGACACAAATTAAAAATTGATAAATGGTTGGTCAAAGACCCAAATGAAAATATCTTTGAAATTAAAAATATGTTAGAGTTCTGTAAAGAAAATAATTTAAACCCTTCTGCAATGAGTGCGGTTGCTAGGGGAAAAAGACAGATTCATAAAAATTATTGGTGTAAGAAATTGACAAACATTCGCAATATTGATTACGAATATACTGAATGGAAAAGTAAAGGACATTCTGCCAAGGCAAACTATGGTGAAAAAAATGGATATGCTAAATCTATTACCGTTGATGGAATACATTACGGGTCAATGAGAGAAGCATCCGAATACACTGGATTATCTATGTATAAATTGAACAAGTTAAGGAAACAAAATGAAGAATAACGATTGGTTATATGAAATAGTAGATGAAAACGAGATAGAAACTGATGAGTATGTGTATCTTGATGCAGATGTTGAAGATTATGATGGTGCTGCAATAAGTTTATGCACACTCTCAGCAATTAACTGGGGCAACATTAATAAGCCCGGCGACTTTGAGCGCCCATGCAAGCTTGCTGTTCGTGCATTAGATGAACTGCTTGATTATCAGGATTATCCAGTGCCTGCCGCTAAGATTAGCACAATGAATCGTCGTCCGCTGGGTGTTGGTATCATTAACCTTGCTTATTGGATTGCAAAGAACGATTTCAAGTACAGCGATGATAGCTCATTGACTAAACTCGACGAGTATATGGAAGCAATGAGTTATTATCTTATTAAGGCCAGTGTTGATCTTGCCATTGAAAAGGGTGCTTGTCCTAAGTCAAATGAAACCAAGTACTCATTGGGGATTATGCCTATTGACAGTCGTAAGCAGGATATTGACGAGCTTGTGCCATACGCAGAACGTTGCGATTGGGATAGCCTTCGTGCTGCTGCAAAAGCATATGGCATTCGTAATAGTACACTAATGGCATTAATGCCTGCTGAAACCAGTGCTCAGATTGCTAACGCTACCAACGGCATTGAACCACCACGCAGTTACATTTCAATTAAGCAGAGTAAGGATGGTGTACTAAAGCAAGTTGTACCCGAGTTCCGCAAGCTTAAGAACAAGTATGAATTGCTTTGGGACCAGAAGTCACCAGAAGGGTATATTAAAATCTGTGCTGTATTGCAGAAGTACATTGATCAAGCAATCAGTGTTAATACTTCGTATAATCCACAATACTATCCTGATGAGAAGCTGCCAATGAGTGACATGTTGAAGCTTCTTCTACTGCATTATAAGTTAGGTGGGAAGACACTGTATTACTTCAACACTTATGATGGTCAGGGTGAGATTAATGTTGCTAAATTTATGGAAGATTTACCAGCAGAATTACCCAGTCAAGAAGCATGTGAAAGTTGTACTATCTAAATAAATCAAGTATAATAAGCTTTTAAGGATTAGTAATGAGCACAGTTTTCGATAGCAAGAATCGTCAGGATCATACAAAGGCATTGGCTTTCTTTGATCCTAATGGCGGCGTAAACATCCAAAGATACGACACTATGAAGTATCGTCAGTTTGATAAGCTGACAGAAAAACAGCTGGGCTTTTTTTGGAGACCTGAAGAAATTGATATCCTTAGAGATGCAAAAGATTTTAAGGATCTCACTGAGCACGAGAAGCATATCTTCACAAGCAATCTAAAGAGACAGATACTATTAGACAGTGTACAGGGTCGCGCCCCAAGTGCTGCATTTGGTCCAATCTGTAGTCTGCCAGAACTTGAAACATGGATTCAAACTTGGACATTCAGCGAGACAATTCATAGTCGTAGCTATACACATATTATTCGCAACATCTATAGTAATCCCAGTAAAATATTTGATGAGATGATGGATATTGCTGAGATTGCCGACTGTGCAGATGATATCAGTAAGTATTATGATGTTCTAATTGATATGAATCAACGTGCTGCTAGTGCCACACACGGACATCTTATACCTATCCCTTATCAGCATAAAAAAGCTTTGTGGATGGCATTGATGTCAGTTAATATCCTTGAAGGTATTCGATTTTATGTGAGCTTTGCTTGCAGTTGGGCATTTGCTGAAGTCAAGAAGATGGAAGGCAATGCCAAGATCATTAAGTTTATTGCCCGTGACGAAAATGTACATCTAGCAGGAACACAATCTTTACTAAAATTACTGCCAAAAGATGATCCAGACTTTATTACAATTGCAGAAGAAACCAAAGACGACTGCGTTAAGTTATTTGTTGGTGCAGTTGATCAAGAAAAGCGTTGGGCAGATTATCTATTCAAAGATGGTAGTATGATTGGCTTAAACTATCAATTACTCAGTGAATATATTGAATGGATTGCCTACAAGCGTATGACCGCAGTTGGCTTGCAATGCCCTTATAAGACAGCAAGTAATCCTCTGCCATGGACTCAGAAGTGGATTGCAGGTGGAGATGTTCAGGTGGCACCACAGGAAGTAGAACTCAGTAGTTATATCAGTGGTGGCACAAAACAAGATGTTGATCAAAATTCTTTTGCTGGGTTCAAACTCTAATAACTATATAAGGAATAGCAAATGATTACACTTTATAGCAAACCTGCCTGCCCTTACTGCGATAGAGCAGCAGATTATCTAAAGCGAAATAATTTTGCATTTGATAAAGTTGATGTAACTGAAGATGCGAAAGCATCGGAGTTCATCAAAAGTAGGGGACATAAGACGGTCCCCCAAATATATTACGAAAACAGAATTTTAGTTGAAGGCGGCTATGACGGTCTAAAAGCAATTCAACCAAATGATTTAACCTTACGGATTCAACAATATGCTAATGGCAAAAACAACTTTCAATTATAGTCAAGGTGACGTAGTAGATTTTAAACTAATGAGTGGTGAAGAACTTATTTCTCGTATCATTGAAGATAGGACTGACACTTATGTTCTTAATAAGCCAATGGCTTTGCTTAACACTCCCAATGGCGGCCTTGGAATGATGCCCATACCCATTGCCGGAAACTATGGTGATCCTGTATTGTTAAATAAACATGCTGTTGCAATTCACACCAAGTGTGAACCGGAGTTAGCCAGTCAGTATATGGAAAAGACTACTGGATTGTTGACTTCAGGCAAAGGCATCATTTAAGGAATTATAATGGCAGGTATGGGTGTATGCAGAGACGGCGATGTAAACTTAATGAAAGGTATTACTTTCAAAGGCGACAGAACTGTATTAACTAATGGAAGACCCACTGCATCCAGGGGAGCAGCATTTGTTATGGCACACCCTGGTACGCCAAAGCATCCACACCCACCTAATCCTTATCTTATGAATTGTACTAGAACTGTATTAGTTGCTGGAAACCCGATGGGACATCAAATGTCAATTGATTTTTGTATGCATACTATGATGACCAAAAGTGATGATGTATTGGTAGGCATGTAAATGGCAGTGAACTCAATTGCAAATGTGTACAATGCATCAACTGGAACTTGGCAAGCTCAACCTGCAACAATAACATACGGTACACTAACCACCGGCACTGGTAGTATCTCAGTTTTTACTGGAGATAACACTGTAATAGGTGTGGGAACTTTGTTCAAAACAGAGTTAGGCAACAACTATGTTATTAGAAATAGTGATAATACATATGTTGGTAAAATTGGAAATGTAATTAGTAATACGTCAGCTGTCCTTACAAAAAATGCAGCAGTAGCTATAACGACAAGTGCTTATAAGTTTCAAAGTTATACTGCAAATGTTATTACATATGATGCTACACTGGGCAACGGTAACATAACTGTTTATACAACAAATAGTGCAGTTATAGGTACGAATACAACTTTCTTAACTCAGCTTGATGTTGGATATCAGATATTTCAAACAGTGTTTGATACCACTTCTGTATATCAAAACGTCCCAAACCTATTAGGTGTAATCAGAAGTATCTCTAGCAATACACGAGCTGATTTTACCACAGTTTCTTCTCTAAATTTAACTAACACAAGTTTTAGATGTTATAGTCCTAAAACACAAAATACATCAAATGTATTTCCTAAGAATATGGATGCAATACATAACAGTCTATTAACTTGGAGTCGAAGTGGACTTATACCTGGCGTATCTCAGATAAAAAGCTATCATCCGCCTATTCCAGATCCAGTAACTGGTGTTCTAGTAAATTTCCCTGCTACAGTTCACACTGCAACAAATACAGTAACAGGAAATTTGAATTTAATTGATTCATTTGGGCATGTAGGAGTTTCAAATACTACAGGTGGTGTTCAAGATTTTGATGCACAGAATGGTATAGTTGGTAGTAGTATCAGACATGCAATAAATTCAGTGCCGATTAATAGAGTAGTTAAACAATTAGCAAATACCGATAAGGTTACCGATGATCAATATACTTCAACAGTGACCAATGCTATCAAAAGTGTATATGGTGCTCCAGCCATTCCTACTCCACCAGGCATGGTAGTTGAAAGTCCGCCTGCAGGATTTACTGCAATTAATGCAAATATGTTGAATACTCCTTATACAGCATATCAAGGCCCCGGTGCTAATGTTGTATATGTATTGAATCAAAGTGTAATTAACAGCGCACATAATACAGCAGCAGATCAACTGGCATTATCAGGAAACTTTCCACCTATTCCTAGAGTTACTGACAACAGAGTGGATGCTCAATCATATTTTAGTATTAGCAATCCTGCAAATGATTTAACTGATTCTCAACGTGCTGATCTAGCGGCTAGAGCCAGTAATCAATTTTCAACTGATTCTCCAAAGAGAATGACAATAACTGGTGTCCCAGCGGCTATTCCTGGACTATTGAATGTTATATTAACTGATGAAAATCCTGCCAACAGAACTTATATAGATCCAAACTATAATAAACCTAGAACATCTGCACCGCCAGGATCAGTTAATTATAATCCAGACCTGCCAAAATCACCCATTAATCAGCCACAATATGAATACAAGATAAACGGATAAGGTAGTAACTATGGGTGTATTAGGCGTTGCACAAACATTTAAACAAATTGAAAGCTATAGTCCAGCTCAATTAAAAGAATTTATTACCTCACAAGGTGTTGCTTATCATCCTGGATATATTTGTGCTGAAACAACATCTGCAGTATTAAGAGCTAATGGAATTAATACTCCTGCTTCCAACACTTTGGCAGTTAGCTATAACGGATTTGGTACATCAGTAGATCCCGCTAATGCTAAAGTCGGTGATGTTATATATTTTAATCCTACAGTTGCCGGAACAACAGGACATGTTGGGGTTATTACTGGATTTAATGAAGATGGAACTGCTGTAGTCCATTCTGGTAACGGAACAACAGTTGATGTAGCAAATGTTAATCTTGCTAATAACCCACGAGTAGGTAGTATTCAAGATTCTTCCTCGATGGGCGGCCCCGGCACCAACGGTGAACAAGGCAATAGCGGGCCAGGCGGACCTGGAGTTGGTAGTGCGTTAGGAGGTGCTGCTAGTGCAGGCGGCGCTATTGGTGCTATGGGTGGGCAGATTGGCGGCGCTGGCTGTATAGGGGGAGGATTAAGTCCTGCTGGACTGCTAGGGGCCGGCGGCTTATTAGGTAATTTAGGTGGTCTCGCACAAGGCGCATTAATGGGCGGGTTAACAGCAGCACTCAGCGGCGCCGGATTGCAAGGTATCATGGGTGGTGCATTAGGATCAGTTGCTGGCGCACTGGGAAATAGTTTAGGTGCTAGTCTAGGCGGCGGCTTAGGCGGAATGATTGGCCAGGCATTAGGTGGCGCAGTGGGTGCGGTGGTAGCAGGACAAAATCCTCTTCAGGCATTGTCAGGTGCAGCATTTGGCGCATTAAGCAGTATGGGATCAAGTTTAATTCCAGGTCTTAGTAATGTTCTACCAGCTGGACTAGCTGATGCTGCTGTAAACGGACTTCAAGGCGCATTAGGTGCTATTGCTAGAGGTGCACCTCCCGGAGCAATGGCACAATTTGCTATGGCAGGTGGCTTAGGTGGAGCTCTTAATGGATATATCAGTAATATAACCGGCAACTATACTTTAGGTGCATTAGCAGGCAGTGTTGCTAGTGGAGCAATTAATGGATCTTTACCTGCATTGTATAGCAAGGCAAGCGGTCAAATTGATCTATCTAGATATGCTAATGTGATTCAAATGGCAGCAGCCGTAACGAGTCAAAATAGAACATTAGTCGGTAGTATCTCTGAGGCAATGAGTCAAAATTTTGGCAATGGTGTTGGGGGTGTTGGCGCAGCGACTCGTAATATGCAGGATGCCATGACATTTAATGTTACATCACTGGGGCAGAATATCAATACTGTTGCTGCTGATATGATTGCAATGGGCACGTGGGATACAACTAATCTAATGAGATTTATGCAGCCAGGCCATGTAGCAACTCAAATAATATCATTGGGATTAGGTGACATCATTGGATTAAATGATATATTAATTGCTGCTGGTATACCATTAGCCGGCATAGATAATCCAATCTATGATCAGCCAATATTAATATTATTAAGCACTATTAATGATCCGGATGCAATATCAACAATTCAAACATCATTTAGTATGAAAACATCAATTTCTAATATTGGGGAGTTGTGCAATATAAAAAAAATGATGCCAACTAGCTATCAGTATTTGCCTGTTAACAACTTTAGAGAATTTGGTGTTCAATTGTCTGTTATTGGAATCAGTACTGCATCAACTGTTAAACAAATTGGACTAGCCTTTAGTAAATTGCAAACTTCAACTGATTTAAATCATATCAGCCAAATGAGTCAGCCATTACCGACAGAAGTTGCTACACAATTAATGCACTTAGTTGGTTACGGCGGCGGAAGTTTAGGTGAGCAGACCATGGCTGATATCTGCGGAACACCAGCTGGGTATGTTCATAATGATACTATCCCTGTTATTACTGCAACTAACAAACTAATTGCAAGTCATAGCGAAGCAGCAACATTGGCAACACTAACACAATTGTTAGCTGATACT